AATGCCAAGTTCCACCCGCAGAGCATGACCGGCATCGATGCCCAGCTTCTGGAGACGCGCAAGCACCAGATCGAGGAGATCTGCCGCGCGTTTCGCGTCATGCCGATCATGGCCGGGTACAGCGACAAGGCCGCAACCTACGCAAGCGCGGAGCAGATGTTTCTCGCGCATGTGGTGCACACCCTCAGCCCCTGGTACGAGCGCATCGAGCAGTCCGCTGAGTGCCACCTTCTGACTGATGCCGAGGTGGAGGCAGGCTACTTCGTGAAATTCAACGCCGCCGGACTCATGCGCGGCTCACATAAGGATCGCAGCGATTATTTCGCCAAGGCCCTAGGCGCGGGCGGTTCCCCGGCCTGGATGACCCAGGACGAAGTGCGCGCCCTTGAAGAACTGAACCCCATGGGCGGCGATGCGGCAATGCTGCCAAAGCCCACCAACGTGCCCGGAAACGCAGCACCGAAGGAAGAAGAAGATGCAGAACCTGACTTGCAACCTGCGTGAACTGAAGTTCGCTGCCGACGAAGGCGCCCAAGCCATGAGCTTTTCTGGCTACGGCGCTGTTTTTGGCAACGTGGACAGCTACGGCGACGTAATAGAAGCCGGGGCGTTCTCCAAATTCCTGGCTGATGTGAAGTCTGGCAATCAGCCCTGGCCTGCAATGCTGTCCCAGCATGGCGGCTGGCAGATGAGCGCTGAAGACATGACGCCCATTGGCGTCTGGACAGACTTTGCAGAGGACGGCCACGGCCTGAAGGTCACCGGGCAACTGGCAGACACCCCGCGCGGCTTGGAAATGTACAAGCTCATGAAGATGAGCCCACGCCCTGCGATTGATGGCATGTCCATTGGCTACATCGCCAAGGAATGGGAGCCGCGCAGCAAGCCGGAAGACCCGAAACGCAAGCTCAAACGCATCGACCTGATCGAAGTGTCCATGGTCACGCGCCCCGCCAACGGAAAGGCGCGGGTCGAGTCCGTCAAAAGCGACTGGACAGAACGAGATTTCGAGAGGCTGCTCACGCGGGACGCTGGGCTCTCACGAAGTGATGCCCTGGTTGTCATCAACCAAGGCTTCAAAAGCCTGATTGCCATGCGGGACGCTGGCAGTTCAGAGCTGGCAGAACTGGCGCAGGCCCTCAAAGCCCGCGAACAGCACATCCCGCGCTGATACCAGCGTCACCCACCGCAAACCGCCCTAGAGGCGGTTTTTTTTTTACGCCCAAAGAAAGGCAAACCATGTCCGACATCCTCGAAATCAAGTCTCTGATTGAAGCCCAAGGCAAAGCTTGGGAAGAGCACAAGAAAACCAATGACGAACTGCTGAAGGCAAAGGCCGAAGGCAAGGCTGTCGCTGATCTGGAAGCCAAACTCGCCAAGGTAGGCACAGACCTCGACAAGCTGGCAGAACTGAAGGCCGATTTTGACAAGTTCATCCTGGAATCGCAGCGCCCCGGCGCAGGCAAGGCAGACAAGGGCGACCTTGAAGCCGAGTGCAAGCAATGGAACGCCATGCTCCGAGCCGATTTTCAGTCCAAGGGCCGCAGCATCCCAGCTGAAGTGTCCGTGGACGCTTATGCGCAGTACAAGAGCGCCTTCTATTCGCTGGTGCGCCATGGCGACATTGAGCGCCTGAGCGCCGATGAACGCAAGGCCCTGTCTGCTGGCTCCGACCCCGATGGCGGCTACCTGCTGCCCACCCCCACCGTGGGCCGTATGGCGAAGAAGGTGTATGAGCAGTCCACCATGCGCCAGCTTGCCAACGTGCAGACCATCAGCACCGACGCGCTGGAAGGTATCGTGGACAACGACGAAGCCGATGCAGGCTGGGTGTCCGAAATGGGCACGCGCAACGACACGGACACCCCGCAAGTCGGGAAGTACCGCATCGAGGCACACGAGATGTACGCCCAGCCGAAGGTCACGCAGAAGCTGATCGACGACGCCGCTACCGATGTGGAAGCCTGGCTGGCCGACAAGGTGGCCGACAAGTTCGCCCGCGTCGAGGGTAACGCCTTCTGGAACGGCAACGGCGTCGGCCAACCCCGCGGCCTGGCCGCGTACACCACCGCCGCGACCGGCGACGGCTCGCGTGCCTGGGGCACCTTTGAGCACGTCATTACCGGCGCCAATGGCGACTTCCACACCACCAAGGCCGACCCGCTGCAGGACCTGTTGGGCGCGTTCAAGGACCAGTACCTGCAAAACGCATCCTTTGCAATGCGCCGCGAGGTGCGGACCAAAATCCGCAAGCTCAAGGAAGCCACCAGCGACCGCTACCTGTGGGAGCCGTCCCTGCAAGCCGGTCAGCCCGACCGCCTGCTGGGCTACCCCGTGCGGATTGACCAGTACATCCCATCGCTGACCACCGGCTCCCTGTCGCTGGCCTTCGGGGATTTCCGCGAGGCCTACACCATCGTTGACCGCATCGGTGTTCGCACTCTGCGCGACCCCTACACGGCCAAACCCTATATCCGCTTCTACAGCACGAAGCGCACAGGGGCTGGGGCTGTGAATTTCGAGGCCGTGAAGTTCCTCAAGTTCTCCGCCTCCTAAGTCCAAGGGCCGGGCTTTACCCCCGGCCCGCTTCAAATTTTTGAAAGGTCACAACCATGTCCGACTTGAAAAACAACATCACTGCGGTTCTCGCCCTGTCCCCTGCCGTGCACTCAGCCACCAAGGCTGACGCCCCCATCATCGACCTGCAGGGCTCCGGTTCTGCCACGGTCGTCGTCAACACCGGCGCCATCGTCGGTGCTGGTGACTACACGGTCAGTCTGCGCCATGGCGATGCGTCTGACCTGTCCGGCGACGCCGCTGCCAGTGGCGACGATCTGCTTGGCGCCTTCCCCGCGACTCTGGCGGCAGACACATCGTATGCGGTCGGCTATCGCGGCGGCAAGCGCTACGTGCGCGTGGTCATCACCAAGAACAGCGGCACATCGATTGCCGCGAGCGCGGGGATCGTCAAGGGCCACCTGGCCCTGGCCGGCGCCGTCTGATGCGTGAAGCGCCTTCTTCGGAGGGCGCTTTGCAGATCACAAGGACACCATGATCGTCACCCAAGCCACCCCCCCGGCCTACCTGCCGTTGACGCTCACAGAGGTAAAGCTGCACCTGCGCGTGGACCACTCAGACGAGGACGCTCTGATCGGCATCTTGCAGGACGCCGCCGTGGACACATGCCAGCAACTGACAGGCCGCAGCATCATGGCCCAAGGGTGGAAGCTGACGCTCAACGGGTGGGTCGATGCGGTGCGGTTGCCGTACCCCGAGATCTCGGCGGTTTCGAGCATCAAATACCTCGATGAAGACGGGGTCCAGCAGACGCTAGACCCGTCCATGTATGTGCTGATCGGTGACACCGTGCACAAGACGAGTGGCGCCACATATCCGGAACTGTGGGACGGCCCAGGCGTGGTTGAGATCAACTACACCGCCGGATACAACGCGGGCAACGAAGTGGCGCAGCAAGCTGCCGTGCCCGCAGGCATCAAGGCGTGGCTGCTGCTGACCATTGGCACGCTCTATGCGAACCGGGAGGGCATCCAAACGGGGGTGCCCGGGGCCACGGCCGCGTTACCTGGGCGCTTCACCGATTCGCTGCTCGACCGGTTCAAGGTGTACTGATGCAAGCCGGACGCCTCTCCAGCCGCTGCGTTATCCAGCGGCGCACAGGTGGCACCAACGACTGGGGCGAACCCCTGCCAGAAGGCTGGGAAACGCACGCGACGGTATGGGCGAATGTCAAACACCTGTCCGGCAGCGAAGCAATCAAAGCTGACTCGGAAGTCTCGACCGTGCGGGCCAGCATCCGTATTCGCTACCGCAGCGACATCACCGCAGGCATGCGCGTGCTGATCGGCGCCGCCGTGTACGACATAGAAGCCGTCCTGTCTGACACGGCACGGCGCGAGTTTGTGGATTTGGCGTGTAAGGCGGTGCAGTAATGGCAAACGGACGCGGTGGATCGCGCAGGCGCAGACAGCCACTGACCGGCCCGTCATCCGTTGCGTTTTTCTGTGATGCATCGGAAATCGACGACATCGCGGCGCTAATGGACAAAATGGGCGAAGCAGTGCGCGACGCCATCCGGCCCGTTGCCCAGGCTGGTGCCCAGGTGCTCTATGACCGCGTGAAACTGAACGTCGCAGGCATGGGCACCAAGACCGGCAACCTGCAAAGCGCCATCTATCAGGCGTACATGAAAGAGTCTTCTCAAGAAGGCAAATCAGCGCTGTACCGCGTCTCGTGGAACGTCACCAAGGCCCCTCATGGCCGGTTGTTAGAGCACGGCTGGATTCAGCGGTACAAGGTGTACATGGGGAGGAACGGCCAGTGGTACACGCTCAAGAAGTCCCCCCTGCAAACCCCCGTCCAACACCCAGGCCGCGCATTCATCCGGCGGGCCGCGGCGGCTGAAGGCGAAGCAATCGACGCCATGAAGGTAGAGCTACAAAAGCGCCTTGATGGCCTTTACTCCGGCGGGGCATAGATGGCACTGGAAGACGAACTATTGACACGCATGCGCCTGCACTGCCCCCGCGTGCTGTCGCCCACGGCGCCCTACGGCACGGCCAGACCCTATCTGACGTGGCAGCACATCGGCGGCACGGCCTTTCGGTTCCTGGACAACAGCGCACCGGACAAGCGCAACGCATTCATTCAGGTGAACGCATGGGCCGACAGCAAAAAGGCCGCGTTTGACCTGTTGCGCGCCGTGGAAACAGAGCTATGCGCAATCGCGCCAGGCGCCGGGTTTCTTGCATCGCCTATCGAAGAACCATCGGACGCCTATATAGAGGGGGACGAAGGGCAGGACCCAGGCGAACTCAAAGGCGCATTACAGACATTCAAGGTGTGGGGCGCGAGAGCCTGACACCGCACTGATTCAGGGCTGAAAAGCCCACCCAGCAAAGCCCCCCTCGGAGCAATCCGGTGGGGCTTTTTCGTTGCCCGTCAGGGCGTCAACCACAAGGTCCTTACCGGGCCTTTTTTCATTTGAAAGGCCCACCATGGCGCTCTATTTTCCCGAAGGCTCTAGCCAACAGTTCTCGCAAACCTTCGCGTCTGCAAAGAACATCACCGCGATTACCAACGCCAACCCGGCAGTGGCGACCAGCGTAGCCCACGGCTACACCACGGGGGACGAAATTCTCCTCACGTCTGGCTGGGAAGACGCGACGGACAGCGTTTACAGGGTTACGGTGTTGAATGCTGACACGTTCAGCATTCAGGGCCTGGACACCAGCAACACTGGCTATTTCCCGACTGGCACCGGCACCGGCACTGCACAGAAGGTCAGTGGTTGGACGGCCATCCCGCAAGTGATGACCATCTCCGGCTCCGGCGGCGATGCGCGTTTCACTGATGTGCAACTGCTGGCAAAGCGCAACAGTCTGAAGATCCCGACTGGCTTCAACGCTACCAGCATCACGATGTCACTGGCCCACGATCCATCGCAGGTCAACTACGTGACCATGGTTGGCATTTCGCGCAATCTGTCCAAAGTGGCATTCAAGCAGGTTATTTCTGGCGGCGCTGTGACCTATGGCTACGGTTACATGAGCGTGTCCGAAATGCCGAAGCTCAACAGCAATCAGGTGAACACGGTTGATGCCGCCATCACTGTGCTGGGCCGCTCCATCTCCTACTGACCTCCGGCGAAAGCCACTCCCCAGCACCGACGCATCCACGTTCGTTCCTTCGCAAGGGGCGGCGTGGGTGCGCACGGGCTTTCTTCCTCCCTTGCGAAAGATCATCATGGCAACCAAAATCAAACTCGGCAACCGCCCCAAGAACTTCAAGCGCATCGTCACATTCGACATGCTGGAGGGCGGCAAAGGCTCCATTGAATGCACGTTCAAGTACCGCACCCGCTCGGAATTTGGCGTATTCATCGACAGGCTCATGGCAGCCGCCGGCACGAAAGAACGCACCGAAGGCGACAAGTTCAGCATGGCCGAGCTCATGGAGAAGACGGCGGGCCAGAACGCCGAATATCTCCTCGACGTGCTGGAAAGCTGGAACCTCGATGAAGACCTGAACAAGCCCAACGCGCAGCAACTGGCAGACGAGCTTCCGGCAGCCGCCGCCGCGATCATGGAGACCTACCGCACCGCAGTGACGGAAGGCCGCTTGGGAAACTGAAAGAGGCCGGGGCCGCGTACTACGCAAAAGGGGGCGCGGCCCCGGCCAATGCTTTTCTTGCTGCGCTTGCTGCGAGAGACGAAGGCAAAAGCGTGGAGGTGTGGCCCGAAAACTGGCCTGCCTTCGTGCTTTTCGCCAGCGTGCAAACGCAGTGGAACGTATCCATGGGAGGGCCTACGGGGTTGCGCTATGAGGCGCTGTACCCCCTGCTAGACCGCGAAACCGGCGACCCCCACGAGTGGCGTTCGCTTTTCCAAGACATTCAAGTTTTGGAAAGCGCAGCACTCAAACAGATGGCAGAAAATCAGACCGAAACCTAAGCCGCCTCCGGGCGGTTTTTCAATGGGCAATACATGGCTGAAAGAACAAACCCGCACGCAAATCTGATTATCGGCGCGCAGGATGAAGCTACGCCCGTTTTTGAGAAGATCAAGGCCAGCTCGCAAAGCATGGCTAATGGCGTGACGCAGGCTGGAGAGCAGGCGGCGAAAGGCACCCGGAAAATAACCGAAGAAGCGGAAAAGGCACACAAGCAAATGAAGGGGCTGGCAGACCCTGCCATTCCAGCCTCGCAGAAATTTGATAGCGTCACCTCGTCCATGATCCGGCAGGTTCAGCGCCTGAATGCTGAACTTGAGGCTGGCAGTGCACGCAATGCGGCCTATTTCGAGAAGATGGCGAACCTCAAGGGGGCAGATACAGCAGCACTCGCCCCCTACCTCGCCCAACTCAAACAAGCCGAAGCCGCCCAGCGCATTGCAACGACTGGCCTTGACCAAATGGGCATGTCGGCAAAACAGACCTCGGCGGCATTGCGCCAGGTCCCCATGCAGTTCACTGACATTGTGGTCAGTCTGCAAGGCGGGCAATCGGCCATGCAAGTCTTCATGCAACAGGGCGGGCAGTTAAAAGATTTGTTCGGGGGCATCGGCCCGGCTGCACGAGCCATGGGTGGGTACGTCGCCGGATTGGTAACCCCCTTCACTCTGGCTGCTGCGGCCATCGCCTCGATTGCCGTGGCCTACAAGCAGGGCAGCGCAGAAGCCGACGGCTACCGCATGGCGCTGGTGATGACTGGCAACGCCGCAGGCACCACGGCATCGCAGATGCAGCAAATGGCAGGGCGCATCAGCTCTGTCGTGGGAACACAAGGCGCAGCCGCAGAAGCCCTTGCGCAAATGGCGTCCAGCGGGCGGGTGGCATCGCAGAGCCTAGAATACTTCAGCGAAGTCGCCATCAAGTTCGAGCGCGCCACCGGCACGGCCATTTCCGAAACCGTCAAGCGTTTTGCAGAACTCGGCGCATCGCCGGTTGACGCCTCGCGCAAGCTCAACGAGGAAACAAACTACCTCACAGCGTCAATCTACGAACAGATCAAGGCCCTGAAAGACCAGGGGCGCGAAGCCGACGCCGCAGCCCTGGCACAAAACACCTACGCGGACGCACTCAACAACCGAAGCGCACAGATCACCCAGAACCTCGGGGCCATCGAGGGCGCGTGGAAAGCCATCAAGGACGCAGCCAAGAGTGGATGGGATGCCATGCTGAACGTCGGGCGCGCCGACTCGCTGGGCACGCAAATTGACAACATGCGCGCAAAGATCGCGCAGGCCAAAGGGCAGGACAAGAACCGCCCCTTCAGCATGCCATGGGACACGTCTCTGGCAGATTTGGAGAAGCAGCTTTCGTACCTGACTGAGCAAGAGCGCTTGGTTCGTCGCGGCGCAGAAGCACAAGCCCAGCGCACGCAAGCAGAGAAAGAGGCCATCACGGCGGCGGACGCATTGCAAAAGACGCAGGCCAGTGGGATGACGAACCAGCAGAAGATGAACAAGGCGCTGGAAGAATACGCCCGCCACATCGAGAAGCTGAAGGCCACAAACCCGGCTTCTGCTCTGCTGTCGCCGGACGCCATCGCACGCGGCGAAAAGGCTATCCGGGACCAGTTCTCGGACAAGGGCAAGGGGTCGGCTGGCATTAACGCGGCCAATAAAGAACTTGCGGATCAAGCCAAGCTCCTCGCAGAGCTGAACGGCTTGACCGGCTCCTTTGCGAAAGAGTGGGACACGCTATCTGCCGTGTATGCCAAGGGTGGAATGAGCCTTAAGCAGCTCACCTCAGCGCAGGCGACGCTACTGGCAAAGCAGCCCGCCATCAAGGCCGCAGCCGACGAGCAAGCCAAAGCGCAGCAGGCGCTGGCCAAAGCAGACCTCGACGCCGCAGCGTCCCGCGAAAAGTACATCGCGTCGCTCGCCACCGGCCTCGACAAAATCCAAGCCGAAATCGTCGCGCAGGAAGAAGCAACGGCCCGCATGGGGCTTAGCAAAGAGGCCATTGCAGACCTTGCCTCGGCCAAGCTGGACATGATGGCGACGGACTTGGAATTGCAGGCCATCAAGGCGATGGATCGCAACCTTGACCAGCAGACCTACGACGCCCTTAAGAAGCAGGCCGCAGCGTACCGTGACTTGGCGAAAGCGAAGCAGGCGGGCGCTGCAAAAGAGGTCGCGGTAGATGCAGCCAAGAAAGCCGCCGACGAATGGCAGCGTACATCTGAGCAGATCAACAGCACCCTCACCGACGCCCTAATGCGCGGCTTCGAGTCCGGCAAGGACTTCGCAAAGAACCTGCGCGACACCGTGGTCAACATGTTCAAGACCATGGTGCTGCGGCCTGTGGTTTCGGCCATCGTCAGCCCCATCAGCGGTGCGCTGCTGGGCGGCCTTGGCCTTGCTGGCTCGGCTTCGGCTTCGCAAGGGCAGGGCATCAACGGCGTGTCCACGGCCATCAGCGGGGCATCGCTGCTCGGCTCCATCGGTGGGTCTGTGCTCGGCGGTGCTGGCTGGCTGACCGGTGCGACAACCCTGGGCGGGTCGCTCTCTGCGGGCATGTCGCTGCTGGGCACGGGCTCGCTCGCCGGCGCAGCCGCGGGGCTTGGAATGCTCGCCGGTGCCCTCGGCCCCATCGCCCTGGGCGTCGGCCTGCTCTCGTCCGCGTTCTCGCGCAAGCTCAAAGACCAGGGCATCCAGGGCACGCTGGGCGGCGAAGCGGGGTTCGAGGGGCAGCAGTACCGCTTCTATGAGGGCGGCCTGTTCCGCTCTGACAAGACCAAGTATTCGGCCATCGACCCCGAGCTGGCGCGCATGCTGGCTGGTGGCTTCAGCGCCGTGCAGGATCAGGTGACCGACTTTGCCGAGGCCCTCTCGCTGCCCACCGACCGGATCAAGGGGTTCACGACAGACATCAAAGTCAGCTTCAAGGGGCTGGACGAGGCGGGCATTCAAAAGGCCCTGCTGGACGCACTGGCCACTGGCTCCAACGAGCTGGCGCAGCAGGTGCTGGGCACGCTGACCACCACGACCCGCGAAGTCACCGAGACGTTCGCTAGCGGCATGGACGACGGCACGATGCAGACCGTCACCCGCACCATCGAAGAGACCACCTACGCTGCGAGCGAATACGCGCGCGAAGGCGAAAAAGCCATCGACACCCTCACCCGCCTGGCCACCAGCATCACCACCGTCAACGACTGGTTTGAGCGCCTGGGGCTCTCGCTCTACGAGGCATCGCTGCAGGGCGCCGACGCGGCCAGCAGCCTGGCCGACCTGTTCGGCGGGCTGGAGCAGTTTTCGGCTGCGGCAGGGTCGTACTACGAGAACTACTACACCGAGGCCGAGCGTGCCGCGCAGGTCACCCGTGATGTGGCCGAAGGCATGGCCGAGCTGGGGCTCAGCATGCCCGCATCGCGCGAAGGCTTCCGCGCCCTGGTGGAAGCTCAAGACCTCAGCACCGAGGCGGGCCGCGCCACCTACGCGGCCCTGCTGCAGCTGGCGCCCGCGTTTGCGAGCGTGACCCAAAGCGTGGTCGATCTTGATCGTGCCGCCCGAGAACAGGCGCAGCGCGCCGCCGAAGATGCCGCGCGCCAGGCCGAAGATGCCGCGCGCCAGGCCGAAGCCGTGGCGCGCGAGCGCGAGGGGCTGGAGTCGCGCCTGTACGGCCTGCTGGGCAATACTGTGCGCCTGCGCGAGCGTGAGTTGGCTGCACTGGATGCCAGCAACCGTAGCTTGTTGGCGCAGATTTTCGCGCTGGAAGATGCAGACTCGGCGATCAGCTCTGCCTTCTCGGCGCTGGAGCGCGCGGCAGCGGCGGAGCAAGAGCGGCTCAATGGCGCGCTCGATTCCGCGCGCACGCTGGAGCTCAGCATCAAGGACGTGTTCGAGCTCCTGCGCGACGAAGTGCGCAGCCTGCGCGGCGGCACCGTGGCGGGCAGCACCATGCAGGCCAGCCAGGCCCGCGAGCTGATTGCGGGTGTGTTGGCGGGCGGTGCCTTGCCCACAGTCTCCATCGTCAGCGAGGCGGTCAAGGCCCTGCAGGCAGAGCTGGACGGCACGGCCTATGCCAGCAAGAGAGATCGCGACCGCGCCACCTTGCGCCTGGCGTCGCAGCTTGAAGATCTGCAGCGCTTCGTGCAGCCGCAGCTCTCTGCTGCGGAGCAGCAGGTCGTGTTGCTGGAAGAGCAGCTGGCAGGCCTCGATGAGCAACTGACCCTTGCGCAGCAGCAGATCGACGCCGTGCATGGTGTGGACACTTCTGTGCAATCCGTTGCCAGCGCGGTGGAGGCGTTGAGCGAAGCCCTGGCGCGCTTTGCCGCTTTACGCAATGGTGGCGTTACCGGCGGAGTGACAGGCGGAGTGACAGGCGGAGTGACAGGCGGTGTCACCGGCGGCTACTACGGCGGCATCAGCCAGCGGCCCATCGGCTATACGCCCAGCATTGGGCGCCCCGACTATGGCGCCGACGAGGCGCTTGCTTCGCCGGAAAAGTTTGGCGACTGGTTCAACGGCCTGCGTTACAACGCGCAATTTGCACAAGGCTACGAGGTGCCTGATTGGCTGCGCGCCACAGGTCTGAGCATCGGCGGCAATGCAGGTGAGGATTTTGAATTCCAGATGTATTTGTTCTTCAAGAACAACCCGAAGTTGGCCGAAGACTACCAGCGCATCATGACCGGCGGGCGGTCGCAGTACAGCACCGACGGCAGCGGGCTCATCCGGTCCGATCTGGACTCCATGCCGGCCGAAGTCGCGGCCTACTACCGCGCCAATACAGCAGAGCTGCTGGCCGCTGAAGGGCAGGGGTTTGACCCGGTGCTGGCTTACATGAACTATTTTCGTGGGCCGCAAAGCATTGGCGTGACGGACGCGCGCAACACCAACATCTCTGAGTACCTGCGCGCCAACCGCTGGACCGATGGCGGCGTGGTTGCCAACAACAACCCCCTGAGCTATGCCAACACCGGCTTCGCTGGGGGCTATGCGTTCTCGCGCTGGGATACCTCCAATGGCACGATCGTGGATATTGATGGCCGCATCTACTCACCGTCCGGCAGCTTTTTGGGCATGGCCAGCGAGGCGCAAATGCGCGAAATCTACGGCTCAGGCGTGGTGGACCGCCAGGGCGGATCAGATCGCTACCGCAGCACGGGCATGTCCAGGCTGTACTGGGAGCAGGTTGAGGTGTACGGCAACTCCACGGCTGAGGAGTTCTACTCCGGCCTGCACACAACCATCCAGCAGCTCATCGACTCCGGCACGAGCGCACAGGCGCTTGCCGACATGATGATGCAGTACGGCGTATCCCTGGGTGATGCCGCAGCAGCCTACGGCATAACCCCCGGAGAAGTGGCGGCCAACTTGCGCGCCGCGGGCGCTACCAACATCCCCCCCTTTGCTGGGGGTGGCTACTACCCTGGCGGCATTGCGCTGGTCGGCGAAGACGGCCCCGAGCTTATCAACTTCAGCCGGCCTGGGCAGGTGTACACCGCGCCGCAAACGCAGTCACTGCTGGGCGGTGGCGAGGCGACAGCCCGCGAACTGCGCGCCCTGCGCGAAGAGCAGCGTGCACAGTCCCGCGAGATGGTCAAGCTGCAACAGCGCGTGGCAAAGGTGCTGGAGCGCTGGGACGGTGCCGGAATACCAGAAGAAAGGGTGGTGGCCTGACATGGCGTACCCATTGCACATCTACAAGCCGATCACAATCACTCCTGCGCTGCTCACGGCCACAAGCGTGGCCGAGGCAGACTACCCGGAGTGGAGCGCGGGCACCACCTACGCCGACGGCGATCGCGTCATTCTTGCGGCGCAGCACAGGGTGTACGAATCTGTTGCAGGCGGCAACACCGGCAACAACCCGGCGATGAGCACGCAATGGTCAGAAGTGGGTCCCACCAACCGGTGGCGAATGTTCGACTTGTCCATCAGCACGGCCACCTTTGTGACCGATGCCGACTACTGTGAGATTACGCCGGGCCGCGCCATCACTGCGGTGGCGCTGGTCAACGTGCAGGGCCTCGCGTCGGTGCGCGTGCGCGTCACAGACCCCACCTTCGGGCTGGTGTATGACCAGACACGCAGCATGGCGGCACTGCCCACCGAGGCGGACTGGTGGGCCTGGTTCTTCGACGAGCGCGACCCGCCTACGCGCATCATTCTCGGCGATCTGCCGAGCTATCCGGCGGCCACCATCCGGCTGGACTTTGCCGCCAGCGTGACGGCAAGCATCGGCGTAGCCGTGCTTTGCACCCAGCGCGCCGTGGGCTTGGGCGTGCAGCAAGGGGCCAGCATTGGCATACAGGACTACTCGCGCAAGGAGCGCAACGAGTGGGGCGACACAGTGCTCATGCAACGCGCCTACGCGCGCCGAGCAACGCTCGATGTCTTCATGGCCAATGCCGAGCTTGACAGCGTGTACGACCTGCTCGCCTCACTGCGCGCGACGCCATGTCTCTGGGCTGCCTCAGACCGGCGCGACGCGCTCACGCTGTTTGGCTTCTACCGTGACTTCTCAATCAACGTGTCCTACGCAGACTATTCCGACTGCTCCATAGAGCTTGAGGGCCTTACATGACCATCACTACCGTCTTTGACCCGCCGCTGCCCGGAGATCCCCGCGAGGTTTTTTCCAACAAGGCCTTCACCTTGGTGGCTGCGCTCAACGCCTGGAGCACCCAGGCCAACGCGCTTGCTGCTGCCGTGTCCGCGTCCGAAGGGGCGGCTGCAGCAGCGGCCAGCGCAGCGGCCATTGATGCGTCAACAGCGGTTGCAGAGGCCGCCGCAGCCGTTGCTGCAGCGGCGGCAGCGGCGGGCGCTGCCACATCTGCCATGGCCGCGTTTGAAGACTTCGACAAGCGCTACTTGGGCAGCAAGTCTGCCGACCCCCCCACCGACAACGATGGCGGCGCGCTGGTCAGCGGTGCGCTGTATTTCAACACCGCCGCCGAGCCCAAGGAAATGCGGGTTTGGTCAGGCACGGCCTGGGCTGCAGCCTACCTGCCCAGCACCGGCTACGCCACCCTCAACGGCACGGAGACGTTGCAGGGCAAGACGCTTATCGCCCCCAAGGTGCAGCACGGCCTGGCGGTGGTGGGCAGCGACACCGCGGCGCAGCCGTCGGTCGTGTACGCCCTCACGGCTGCGCTCAAGCTCAGTACATGGGCCACGCCGCAGCCGGGCCAGTGGTTCGCATTTCGCGACTTCAGCGGCGGCAGTGCCAGCACGCTGGGCTACGCAGACAAGCCCATCGAGGGCGATGCGGCGGACTACGAACTGGACGTGGTCAACGCCATGGGCTGCTGCATGTACGTGAGCGACGCCCTTGGGTGGCGCATTTTCAAACTTTGAGAAAGGGCCGCCATGGCAAAACTAAGCGATCTTCTGGGCGGCGGCGCGGGTGCTGTGCCTATCTGGGCGTCGGGCATGACGGTACAGCAGGGTGTTGTTGTGCTCAGCCCTGCCGCAAACCTTAGGCCTTACATTCGCACGGCCGCAACGGGCGGAGGCACGACGGATCCGGCGCTTGACAGCTCGACTTACCACGCGTTTTGCGAACGTCCGGCCCGTGCGATTTATGGCGCTAATAGCACAACTTTAACTGACATGCTGGTCATGGGCTCATCGGCCTGGAGAAACGCAAACAACTTGCGCAAAGTCCTCGCTGGGGCTCTTACAGCCAACACATATAAGTCGATTTTGTCAATCTCAGGCGCAGGGCGTTTGCGCTTTGCTTGCGCTGCCGTGGCTAACGCAACATCTCGCACGGCCTCTGTGCGCATCGTTTCAGATGGCGTCGTCGTACTTGAGCGCTCTGTCGCTTTTGCGGGATATGTAGACCTTGGGATCTTGGCGGTCGGCGGCATGGATTCGACATCTGCCGGTGTCGAGGTGGTCGCGGCCGCGCGATTCGGGGATCTTGCATTCAACGCGTCGCTCAGCATCGATGTTCGATCGTCTCTGACAGAGACGGACACGCTCTACCTCATTACAAACTACGAGGCGCAATGATGGACTCCTACATCGTACAAAACGAACTCGGGGAAAACGTACGCGTGACCATCACGCCAAGCGGCAGTATCGTCCGCGAGCTTGAGCGGCCAGCACAGCTGGAGCCCCCCGCGCCACGGCGAATCACTCGCTTGGCATTCTTGTCACGCTTTACAGACCCTGAGGCCGTCGCCATTGATCTTGCCAGCATTGGCGCAACGGCCCAGGCCGCAGGCATGCGCCGGTACATGAGCAAGGTCAACGCCGCTACCTACATCGACCTGGACCGCGCAGACACCCGCGCTGGCGTGCAGGCGCTGGAGGCCGCAGACGTGCTCGCTGCGGGCCGCGCGCTGCAGATCCTGGACGCACCGGTGCAGCCAGAGGAAGTATGGCGCGAATGAAGCTCGCCAGCTACCACGGCACCCGCGCGGGTCTCATGGGGCTGGGCAACGTGCTCATCCGCATGCGCCTGCGCGGGCGCTACAGCCACAGCGAAGTGGTGTTCGAGCCCGGCGACGGGGTGGATCACCTCATGCCCGACGGCACTTGCCAGCCCGACGCCAGCGGCGCCCTGTGGTGCGTCAGCAGCACCGGGTTGGAGCACATCCCGCCCTGGAGCGCGCGCAGGCCCGACAAGCGCGGCGGCGTGCGCTTCAAGCGCATTGCCCTGGGCGCCAAGTGGACGCTGGACGCCACGCCCGCCTGCCCGCAGCGCGCCGCCCGCTGGGCGCGGGACAACCAGGGCAGGCTGTACGACTGGCAGCTCATCCTGGGCTTCCTGGCCTGGGTGGTGCCACACAAGAAAAGCCGCGTGATGTGCAGCGAGGCGTGCGCCGAGATGCTCGGGTTTGATGACGCATGGCGGTTTGATCCGTGCGTACTTCGTGCGGCAGTGGGGGTCAAGCCATGACAGAACAAACGACGAACCGCAGAGCGGAGGACGAAAACATGCAGGTTCTCGCAGCCAAGATCGAGGGGCTGTGCAGCGACATGAGCGAGATGAAGCACGGCATTGCCAAAATGGCCGATGCGCTCACAAAACTGGCAATTGTGGAAGAGCGACAAACGCAAACCATCCTCGCGCAGGAACGCGCATTCAAGGCCCTGGAGCGCGTCGAAGAGCGCCAGCGACAGCACGAGATGCAGTGCCTCGACCGGGAAAACGACCTGCGCCAACTCATCGCAGACAGCAACGAGCGCCTGGCCGCCCGTGTGGGCGAGCTGGAGAAGGCAGAGCCCATGCAAGCCCAGACAAGCAAATGGGTCACGGCAGGTGTGTGGGGTGCCTTGGCGCTGCTGGCATCGTTCATCGTGCCGCGCATACTTGAGCGGGTGTTCCAGTGACTGACCGAGGCAAGCTAGTCGCCAAAATCGGCGCAGGCGCTACAGCGCTTGCAATACCGCTGGTCATGCTCTACGAGGGCACGGTGTTGCAGAGCTACCGCGATCCCATCGGCATCGTGACCGCGTGCGTGGGGCATACCGGGCCAGAGCTGCGCATGGGCCAGCGCTACACACGCCAGCAGTGCGAAGACATGCTCTACGGCGACCTACTCAAACATACCGCCGCACTCGACTGCATCAAGCACCCCATGACAGACGGTCAAAAGGCCGCGTTCGTGAGCTTTGCTTTCAACGTGGGGAACAAAGCGTTCTGCGACTCCACCCTTGCCCGCAAAGCCAATGCAGGCGACATGGCCGGGGCCTGCGCGGAACTGAGCCGCTGGACGCGGGCCGGTGGGCGCGAGCTGCCAGGGCTGGTCAAGCGCAGGGCGGCAGAGCGCGAGCTGTGTGAAAGGGGTCTGCCATGAATACGATTCTTTGGGCCATGCTCTGGCACTGGTGGAGGTGGTGGGAATGATCCCCTTCGGCACACACATCGCAGCCGCAGCCATCGCCGCAGCCCTGGCCTTTGGCGCAGCGTGGCAGGTGCAGGCCTGGCGCTGGGCCGCCGCCGATGGCGAGCGCATCGCGCAGGAACAAGCCGCCCAGCAAGCCCGCGAAACCGACGCGCGCCAGCAGCGCCACTTTGCCGACCAGGCCGCCGCGCAGCACGCCGCCGCGCTGGCCGCCGTACAAACTCAACTCGGAGACGCCCGTGCACACATCGCCCGCCTGTCTGATCGCCAGTGTCTCACTGCTGGCACTGTCCGCATGCTCAACAACATCGGGGCCCCCACCGGCCTCGGGGTGCGAACCCCTGCCGCAAACCCTGCGGGTGCGCCCCCAACCCCTGCCGCCTCTGCGCCTGACGACGCCCCCGGCTACGCCAGCGAACGCGACACCGCAGAGCACATCGCCCTCTGCCGCGCCAGGTATGCAGAGGTGAGCGACCAGCTCAATCAGATTCTGGACATCGAGGACGGGCGCCATAAACCCGCAGCGCAATGATGCGGCGACCAGGCCAGGCGGCTCACGACGCGCCCCGCTTTCGTTCGCTCAGGATTTCCGCGCAGCGCTCCACAAAATAGGCGGCGTTGTTCCGTGCCTCCTTTGACGTCTTGAATTTGTGGCCTCGCTCTGTAGCCACGCCACCGCCATACACGGTGCCGATCCAGTACGTTTCGAGTTTGCTGTTCACGACTTGCTGAAACCGCTCCGAGTTAATGTCGCTCTGGAGCGCGGCTGCGTATATCTCGATCTTGTCGGGTGGTGTGTATGCGCTCATGGATTTCCCCTGGCGGTGATGGACGCGGCGCAGCTTGCCGCTATTTCGCTGCCGCCGTTCCAAAAATTCCGGTTAATACCGAGGTCGTTGTCTAAGTTGTAGATGGCGCGGGCCATCTCGCTTCTGCACACCTGCGCGCACGCCTCGCGCTCTTTCGCTGCCACCAGGGCGGCGAAGCGTTCAAGCTCGACCATGCAGTTCGTCCCGGATGCCGGGGTGATGAACGGCACAGGGGATCCATTGGACAGGTTGATTTGCCCCGTCCTGAACCCAGCCTCGCGCGCCATCGCAATGATTTCATCGGTTGTCATCTTGACCCCCAATCACTTTGCAAATCTCGATCAAGCGCCGCGCCGCTTTTCTTCATCGGCTGACAGCTTGGTCAGGTCGTAGTCGATTTCTTGCAGCGCATCCATGCAATCCGCGAGGTCTGTCACGGTGTTCTGAAAGCGGCAGTAGCTCATGTTCATTTCTTTGCCTCCAGCCACGCACGGCCCGCTCGCTCTGCGTCGCATGGCTGCGTGTCGTTGTGGTTGCGCCGGTAGCCCTCCAGCGCCTCCACCAGTTGCAGAATTAGCACATCGTCTTGCTTGAGCACTTCGTCCACCAGGCTGCGCAACTGCGCAGGGGTGAACCCATAGGCCGGGTGCTGCGTGTCTGCGCGGTTGCGGTAGCTCAGTGCGCCGTGGCGCTTCGCCAGTGCTTCCAGTTCGTCACTCAGTGCCATGCTGGCCTCCTTTGATGCCGTGGTGTCGTTCGACTTGGAGTACCAAGTGCAATGGGTCTTTGCCGTACTTTCGGACCAGCGCTTTGGCTGCCTCATGGCTCATGGGCACCGCCCCGGCCTGCGCCTGGGCGGGCTGGGGTGCTGTGTAGAGTGGGACTCCATGCTTGCCGTAAGCGTCGTAATCAGTAGTCACTTTGGTGCCCGTCCACGGGTCGAGCCACGCCACCGGCTCTCCCGCCACTGCAGGCGGAGTGCCCCACTTGGCGAGGACAGCGCGGGCGAAGCTGAGAACCCCAGGGGCGCCAGCGTGATACTGCGTGCCATGACCGGCCCATGGGTACTTTGTCGGCGACTCGCTGAAATGGATTTCCCCCGCGTTGAGCGCAAGGATTTCCGCATCTGTCGGCTCAGTCATGGTTTGCTCCTTGCTTGCGGGCTGCGAGGATAGATTCGAGGCAGCGGCGGGATATTGCGGGTGCATCGCGCCACCGGATTTCTTGTGCACCGGCGGCTACGGCGAGAGCGCGCTTTGACAGTGCAATGTCGTAGTGCGGGTAGTGTGACTTCTTGGGGTACTGATACCACTTGCGGTCCACGCCGATCTTGTCGGCCATGGCGTGCAGTTCTGCCTTGGTGTCGGCGACCATGTGGCACATCACCATCCGGCCATATCCGGCGCGCATGTCATCAACATAGACTGCCATCACGCACCTCCTTGCTTGCGGGCATCCACCTTGTCGCGGGCGATGATGTTTGTGCATTGCTGGATATCGTGCGCACAAGCATCTGGCATGCCGTCCGGGAACGACATACAGCAATCCGAGCAGATCCATGCGCACTCGCCACGGGCGGCTCGCATAGTCCATTCATTCGTCAGTTTGTCCATGAGACTGATCTGATCTTCGAGCGCTTTGCCTGTCGCTGTGGTTATGAAAATTCCTTCCATCACAAACCTCCTGTCTTCTGAGTTGCGACGATGGCGGCATTCGAGCACTCACGCCCATAGGCAAGCATCTGCGCGCCGCTGTATGCGTCCCAGTCGAGGCCAACAGTCCCGGCTGGCGCTTCTGGCTTCGGGCGTTGAGGGAGCTGCAGAAAGCATCCTGCGCTCGCCACACCCTCCAGCACGCTGTCTGTCGCCTGGGCGGGTGGGGTGGGCGCTTCCTCTGCCACCGCAGCCTGTGCGGCCTTGATGCGTGAAATCAGCCCATACAGCTGCGCATCGCTTGCGTCATCGCCGGGAAGTTGAAGCATCGCGTCAATGATCGGCAGGCGCTGGACCAGCAGCGAACACAGCACCATGCGCTGGCCTTTGAGCTTTGCCACTTCGGCGGCGGCGCTGCGGTAGCCATCGGCGGCTGCGGTTGCCATGTCTTCGTAGGCCTTGAGCTTCTCGCCCATGCTGCGCAGCCGTGCGCCTATTTCCTTGGCTTCTTGGGCCGACAAGGTGACGCGCCCCTGCGCGTCCGAAAGTTCGGTGGCCCAGTCAAACTGGGCAGGGTGTTGTTTGTCGGTCATCTGCGTATCTCCACAAGTGGTGGGTGGGAGCGGAGCCCATGCGCGCGGCGTTTCGGTAACGCGCCAGTGGATTTCTTCGTGTTCGTTCCACTCGTACCAACCCTCGGGGCAGTACCACTCGTCGGTGCGCTCATCGTGCTCGCCAAACCCGGAGTCATCTTCCAAGCTGACCGGCAGCGTGAACTTTGCCGCCCACATCGCGCGAATCGGGAACTCCTTGCCAATGTCCAGCAGCACGGGGGTGCCCGGTTTTGGCAGCGTGCCGGGCAGCTTTGTCCACCCTTCCGCTTGTGCTGTAGGTGGGGCGGGCTGCTGTGCTCCCGCAGGCTCCGTGCTGTGCCCACACATTCTCCCGTCTAGGTGCGCCACCATCAGCTCGTCCGCGTGTTCTTCGGCCATAGTCTTGATCCTTGCTTGCAGTGACTCGATTTCCAGCCGCGCTGCGGCGTAGCCGGTGCGCAGTTCGACGTTCTCTGCCCGGATAGCTGCGATTTCCGCAAGCGCATCAACGTGCGTCATGCTTTCGTGGCCGTCATCAATCGCAGCGCGCAGTTCTTCATACATCAGGGCCGTCTTGGCGTAGCACTGAAGAATGTCGCTGCTGGCGAGGATGCGTCCTGAATCGGGTCGGGGGTTGTCTATCATCGGGGTATCTCCTTGATGCACTTGTCTTTAGAAGAATCTCCTGAGCGCATAGCTTCGCCATCAGAGATTCCGGTGGCGTAGCGTGGCCAACTGCTTCTGCCTTTCCAGTTATTGCTGCGATACACGTTCTGGCCCAGCATTTTTCGCAGAGTCTGCTCTTGTTTCTCAGAGCACCACCCCTGGCGTTCCACAGAAGCTGCAAACAGCGCGTATCCGAACCCGGCTGCTTTGGCTTTTGCGATCAGCCGTTCTTGGGCATTAGTGAGCATGTCAACTCCTCCTTCCCGCTACCGGCGGAGCGCGAGGGGAGTCGCGCTCTCTTTTATGTACGCCATGTTGTCGAGGTACACCGGCTTGGGCCGGTATTTGCTGCGCTTTCTCATGCGGCCTCCACACGCCCGTCCCGGTAGGTGCGGCGGCTTCCGGCGAGGCTCGGCAGCGCGTAGGCGTCCATGGCCCCAGGGCGACCAGCAAAAGGCTGCAACTCAGCACCGGAGTACGTGCCCTTGGCATTGCTGTTGCGCACAGGTGCCTCGCGGACGACCGTCGGCCCAGCGTGTTTGAGAACGCCGACGCGAGGTCGCCCGATGGTGAAGTTTTGACCTTCGTGGCGCACGGTCTTCTCGATGCGGGTCAGTCCGAGGGTGTGCGCCTTGCCGTAGATGGCCCAGCGCGTCCGGCCCAACAGAGCGATGAGTTCGGGCCACGGCATGGTTGCATAATGATCTCGCAGCAGCGACTCTTTCATAGGGGGCCACCTGTTGGATGGTGTTTTTGGAAATTGGCTTTTTGACATGTTTTCTTTCACAGGAAATCTTAAAGACTCGGACCCGCGGCTTGCGCCTCTGCCTTGCGACGGGCACGCATGCGCGCCATCGTCTCGGCGGCTGTCCACCGGCGGCCGGGGCGCGGCAGGTCGGGCTCGGTGCCCCACTGGAACACCGGCACGATGCGGCGACCACGCACGTCGTCGTTCCATGCGCAGACGCGCACGACACCCAGCTCGCGCATCTGCTTTACCCAGCGGGCCACCGACTCTTTTGCCAGGCCGGAGACCAGCACCAAGTCGTCGTAGGTGTGACCCTTGGCCTTCAGCGCGGTCTGCATGCGCAAGGTGATCTTGGCGTTGTTGCGACGAGGGCTGGTCATTCGGGCTTCTCCGCGAGGCCGCGCCAAGACGCAGGCTCCAGTGACCCCCAATGCTCGGCCTCTGATAGAGCGCGGAGGGGATTCAGTGCCCACCAGTCACTCCATTTCTCTCCGTTGAAGGCGAGATACCAGTCGCCGGACTGCTTTACCGTCCTACACGAAACGTTGTAGACCCCAGCGTGCACAGGTTTCTCGCCGTTTACAAACCACGGCGTGAGTTTCGGTTCAGACATCACACACCCTCCTTCTTCAAAAACGCCGTCAGCCGCTTGATGCGGTCGCCGTTGTACTCGGCGATGCGGCGGGCGTAGTCGGCGCTGGAGTTAGGATTGCGGACTGGAGCGCCGTATACAACGCAGCCCGCGTAATTTGGCAGCGCTGATACGCAGCCTCCACCTGATCGGGGCGAGTCCCTTGGTTTTGCTGGTATGAGTTGTCGGAAAGCGCCTCGGCGTAGTCGTCGGCCAGCGCCATGAGTTGGTTTAGTGTCATCTCAGACGAGCCCCCAAAACTTTGCCAACCCTCCGACAACCAGGATCGTCAGGATGACCACAATTGCGAGGCCATCCCAGTCGACGGCCCGAGGCCCCCGTTTCAAGAGCCGAGTCTGTAAATCGAAAGCGTCCTTCGACACTTCCAGGCGTTGGCGGGGGACATAGGCCTCGCCGATCTTGAGCTTCCCGGTGTTGAACGCCTTAGTCATAGGACCTCCAATTTCCGACCGGCAGAAGCCCACAAGTCCAGGGCTCTCGAGTCTGGGTAAATACCCCTGGTGTATATGGTCTCGCACGAGGTGCCCAAGAGCAGCTTCATGCAAGACATACAAGGCGACACGGTCACATACGCAGCTTCTACGGCCCACGGGTCGGATAACAGAAGGATGGCGTTTTGCTCCGCGTGGATCGCCCCACAGTCGTCGAGCTGAGTACCACTGGGGGCTGCGGCCCCGGGACAGGGGTGACCCTCGTTGCAATGAGGGAGTCCGGACGCCACCCCGTTGTACCCGGTTGACAATATGCGGCTGTGTTTGTCAACCAAGACGCACCCCACCTTTCTCCGGGAGCAGGTCCCCCGGAGGGAGATCGTTTCTGCAATCTGCAGAAACGTCTCGTGTTTACTGACTCGAGCCATGTGTTTCTCCTTTTGGGTTAGTAGACCTTCATTATACCATTCGAGAAGAACGGATCTCACAGGTCTCTTTCTGCCAACACATGCTGCAAGCCTTTTCTTGTTGAGCATACCCCGACAGTTTGCAGTACTCCTTCTTGGCCTGGTCCACTTTAGGGTTCGCCTTGATGACCCGGGTGTCAGTGGCCTCGAAGTCTTCCCCGTCTATGTGAGCTTTAACCTGGGCGGCCACGAAGGTACAAAACTGGATAGGCATCGCTTTCCCGGTCTGCTTGATCCCTCGTTGGCCGTCGGAGTTGTAGGGTTCCCAGACTTTCCGGAACGGTCCTTCCTCGTCATGGTAGAAGACGAAAGAGTCCGGGAAACCTTGAATTCTGGCGCGTTCCCGGATCGTCAAGGGGCTTACCCGTTCGGGGTGGATAGGGTTGAACTGCCCAGATAGCACGGGGCAGAACCCGTCGATCTTTGGGCTGAGCGTCCCCGGGCGGACCTTCTGCACCCCCTCGGGAGAGTAGTACTTAATGTTCCGACTAGTCACACCTCCCGCCAGCAAAGCCTCCAGTTCCCGCCAGGTGGGCCTGTGACCGTACGCATTCATGTTGACGTACCGGCCAGGAGGGTAATTAGGGTCCACCGGGGCATGGTTCGCTATCTGTCCGAACCCTGGCAGCCCTTCGAGAGCATCAGACAAGACCAGGTTGTGAGGAGCCTCCCCCGGACGGAACACGAAGTTCTCGGACTTCAGAGCCCCCACAATGAACATTCTGTTTCTACGTTTCTGGATGTTCCCGTAACCCCAGTTGCTGACCCACTCGGGGAACAGATCGTAGTTCGGGAGCATCTTCACATACTCGTCCATCGGGAGAGCATCGAAAGAGCCAGGGAGGTCATCCATGAGGAAAAACCGAGGTTGCAGTTCCGACACGAGCCGCAGGAACAGGGGGATGTCCCCCGCGTCTTTTCCGCGTATGTCTCTGTACGTGCCTTTCGTGACGGAGTGGCTCAGGCTCGAGTACAACCCGCATTCCGGGTGACCGG